AGTGCCTTTGTAGCAGATCCTGAGACACCTTCTCCTGATATGAACCTACCAAACCTACAGTTTTGGAACTGTATGGACTATGGTGTAGTATCAGTTGATAAGAAATTCATTGGTTCGATGGATTTTGAGTGTTATACACGGGACTTTGGTAATGTAAAAGGCACTTATGTCTGCACAATTGATAACTATCACCATGATCCGGACTATGTTGATTGGGCAACGAGTGAGAATCCAGCCGAACACAAGTCTCATAACCTAATTGAACTTGAGAATGGGCAGTATGCACTGTATCCAAACAATAGATTACGTATTTTTGATAATAGTTTGACACCTGTCGAACCAAAAATGCCTGATTTTAAGGTTTCGACTCAATATTATCAAGTTGAAAATGGATTTGAACGACTTGGAATGGGACGTGAGGACGAATATTTCTGGAAAACTTCTAAAGAACGCGAAGAAGAAGAGGAAAATAAATAAAAGTATAGAATATTAATGAACATTTCATGAAAATAAGGAGACATCATGGGTAATTCACCTGTCGATAGAAATTCTAACTATATGAAAGAGATGTGGGGAACCACAAAACTTGTTACTGACTACTATCAAAATGAAAAAATGACTTCAGAACACGATTTTCTAGATAATTTGGCAAATCATCAGCATCAAAAGATGCTTCGTGAAATTTCAAATGATGATATCACTCCAAAAAAATACGATACTGTGAATCAAGAAGACTTATATGAAAAAATTGATGAGAATACTGAATTATTCTGAAAAGGGTATAAATAAAAACAAGTATAATCTCTAGATCTATTGTGGTTCAAAGGATATCTCGGGCATTCAAGGACATTAGTTTATCATTTGATAAACATCCTGTGACTAATGATATCCTTGCTCTTAATAATGAAGATGCAATTAAGCGAAGTGTTCGCAATATCGTGAACACAGTTCCAAGTGAAAGATTTTTTAATCCAATCTTTGGTTCGGATGTAAAAATTAGTCTATTTGACTTCATTGATTTTGGTACAGCATCTATTTTACAGCAACAAATAACTGTTGCCATTGAAAATTATGAACCAAGAGTTGATAGACTTAATGTTCAGGTAAATCCCAAACCAGATCAAAATGAGTTTGAAATTACCATTAGCTTTAATATTATTGGTCAAGAGGTTCCGCCACAAGATTTTACATTCATCCTAGAGGCAACCAGATAATATAATGCCTTTCACTAAGTTTACCAATCTAGATTTTGATCAGATAAAATCATCCATCAAGGATTATCTCCGTGCTAACTCAACGTTTACGGATTTTGACTTTGAAGGATCTAATTTTTCTATCTTAATCGATACGTTAGCATATAATACGTATATCACAGCATTCAACTCTAATATGGTTGTGAATGAATCCTTCTTGGATTCATCAACATTAAGAGAGAATGTTGTTTCATTAGCAAGAAATATTGGATATGTTCCAAGATCAAAGACTGCAGCAAAAGCAAGTATATCATTTTCAATTAATACATCAGCATCTTCCAATCAATTAATCTTAAAAGCAGGTCTTGTTTGTGTAGGTGCAGTCGATAATTCTCAATATACATTTTCAATTCCTTCCGACATTAGTTCTAATGTAATTGGAGGAGTTGCTGCATTTAATGATATTGAAGTTTATCAAGGCACATATCTAACTAAAGAGTTTACAGTTAATAATTCTCAAGATCAAAAATTTATTCTAAGTAATCCTGGTATTGATACTTCAACAATTATTATAACTGTTGGTAATCGGGAATATAAGCAGGTTGACAATATTATTACTGTCGATAAAAACTCTGAAATATATCTAATTCAAGAAGTTGCTGATGAAAGATATGAGTTACTATTTGGTGACGGTATTATTGGTAAGAAATTAGAAACTGGCACTATAATTAAAGTAACTTATATTGCAACTGATGGGCAAAGTGGTAATGGTCCATCATTATTTTCTTATGCAGGAACAACTACTGATAGTAATGGAATTATCACTAATCCTTTAAATTCAGTAACAGTATCAACAACCGCGTCCTCCACCGGAGGGGGCGACATTGAGCAGATAGACTCAATCAAGTACTTTGCACCTAGAGTGTATGCATCGCAGTATCGTGCTGTTACTGCAAGGGACTACGAGGCAATTATACAAAAGATATATCCAAGCACCGAATCGGTTTCGGTTGTTGGTGGTGAAGAACTTGATCCACCAGAATTTGGAAAGGTTATTATTAGTATAAAACCAAAAAATGGTTTTGCAATTTCCGATTTTGCAAAGACACAAATTCTTAATGATTTAAAACAATACACCGTATCTGGTGTTAAACAAGAACTTACAGATCTAAAACTACTATTTGTTGAAATTGATTCAGACGTCTTCTATGACACATCTAAAGCAAAGGATGTTGAATCAATCAGAAGTAATATTGTAACCTCTCTCAATCAACATTCCAAAACTGTTGATATGAATAAATTTGGTGGAAGATTCAAGTATAGTAAAATTTTACAAATTATCGATAATGTAGATAATTCAATCACTTCTAATATTACTAGAGTGAGAATGAGAAGAAATCTCAATGCTATTTCAAATACCTTCGCACAATATGAAATTTGCTATGGAAATAAATTCCATAAAAATCTGAATGGATATAATGTTAAGAGCACGGGATTTAAAATTGCAGGGGAAGTAGAAACAGTATACTTCCTAGATGTGCCTAGTGCTGATGGTGATATTGGTTTACTATCAATTGTTAAACCAACTCTAGATCCAAATACCTTCGAAGTTGTTAAAAAATCAATTGGCACTGTAAACTATAAGAAGGGTGAGATTATTGTTAATACAATTAATATTGTTTCTACAGACTTACCAGAAAACGTTGTTGAGATTCAAGCAATACCAGAATCAAATGACGTTATTGGTTTGCAGGATCTATATTTAATCTTTGATATTTCAAAAAGCAATATAAATATGGTTAGGGATACAATTGCTTCTGGAGAACAGATTTCTGGTGTTAACTTCCCAGTAAGATCTAGTTATTCAAATGGACAAATAACAAGGAAATAATAGAGAGAAGATATGATTACAACTGGTTTCAATTCTAGAGTAAAAGTCCAACAGATTGTTGATAATCAATTACCTGAATTTCTACTATCCGAAAGTCCGAAGACAGTAGAATTTTTGAAGCAGTATTATGTTTCCCAAGAATTTCAGGGAGGCACAATTGATATTGTCGAAAATTTAGATCAATATCTAAGTCTTAATAATTTAACTCCAGAAATTTTAACTGATCACAATAGTATAACATCTGATGTTTCGGTATCAGATACTACAGTTAATGTCAATACAACTAATGGTTTCCCTAAACAGTATGGTTTAATAAAAATTGATGATGAAGTCATTACTTATACTGGCATAACAACTAATAGTTTTACTGGATGTATTCGTGGTTTTAGTGGGATCACATCATATAGAGATAATTTAAATCCAGAAGAACTGGTATTCACATCATCTACCGCATCTACACATACTGATGGTAGTCAGATTAAAAATCTAAGTTCATTATTTCTTAGAGAATTCTATCGTAAAATAAAATATCTTCTTGCACCTGGTTTTGAAGACGTTAATTTTGTTAGCACATTAAATGTAAATAATTTTATAAAGCAAATTCGGGACTTCTATCAGAGTAAAGGAACCGAAGAAGCATTTAGAATTTTATTTGAAATTTTATATAATGAAGTACCTAAAATTATCAATCTTGAGGATTTTCTTTTAAAACCATCAGTTGCAGAATATATTAGAAGGAGAGTTCTTGTAACTGAGGTTATCAGTGGAGATCCTAATAAGTTGATTGGTCAAATGATCAGCAACTTTCAGAATACTGCAACTGGACCAGTATCTGAAGTTGAAATTATAACAAGAAATAAAAAAACATTTTATAAGGTTCAATTATTTTCTGGATATAATGAGAAGAGTTTAATTGAAGGAACATTTAATATAACACCAAATACTTTAGTATCCGATAATGTTTCTATTGGTGGATCTGTTATAAGTGTTGATAGCACTATTGGATTTGGGCAGACGGGAACTGTTATATGTGGTGATAATATAATTGATTATGGCAGTAAGAGTGTAACTCAGTTCTTCGGATGCACTGGTGTGACAAATGCCATTAATCCAACAGATACTCTATATTCAAGAACAGATACCATTTTTGGATATGCAAATGGTGATCCATCTGATAAAGTATCAATGAGAATCTCTGGCGTAATGTCAGATATTGAGAATAAAGAATCATATGACCTGTTATTTGAAGATGATCTAATTGAGGTTAAAAATCTTGGTGAGAGTATTCAGAATAATAATGACAATTATAAACAATTTGCATTTAATAGTTGGATTTATAATGTTAGAGCAAGATATGAGATTGAAAGTTTTGCAAATAACTTAGTAACTTTATTCGAAACACCAGATAAGTCTAGTTTAAAGGTTAATGACTATACAGATGTTTTAAATAGAAACGCAGAAAGTATAGTTGTTGCTGATGCACAAGTTACTGCTATATCAGGCAATGTAGTTACATTAGATAAAAATATCACCGTTGCGTCAACTACAAATCTAAGTATAAGAAAAAAATATAATTATGCCTCTTCGTCAGGAGCATCATTAGATAGCAACAGAATTCAGGCAAATGTTCAAAATACATATAATCAAAGAAATGAGAGTATGTATGTTGCATCAAACTCTCTCCCAGACTATACAATACAAAAAAATATATCTAGCTCACTGATTGAAATAGATTCATCTACTAATTTAGATAATATATTTCAAGGATTCGTTCCAACAACAGGAAAGTATTCAATCTTCTCAATAGATGTTGATGTGCCATTTATCACTGGTGATGAGGTAATATACAGTGGAAGTGGAGATCCAATTGTTGGATTAGAACTTGAAAGAAATTATTATGTTGAAGTTATTAAAGACATTAATCCTGCAAGAAGTAATAGAATAAAACTTTACAATGCCAGATCTTTTATTGGAACTGATCAAACTGTTCAATTCCATAAAACAGAATTCAATACATTAACTTCTCACTTATTCACATTAAAGCAGCAATACGGAAAAACTCTAAAACAAAAAAATTCGTTAACTAAAATACCATTAGTAACTAACATTGAATCTGGAACTGATACTCCAACAAATTCTGGTCAGGTTGGTATTTTAATTAATGGTGTTGAAGTTCATAGTTATAAATCAGATGATAGAGTATATTATGGTCCAATAGAAAATATTAAAGTTTTAAATGGTGGAACAGATTATGATGTAATCAATCCACCATTCATTGAAATTTCCGACCCATCAGTTGGTTCTGGGATAACTGCAAAAGCACAAGCAGTAGTTAGTGGAAGTATAAAAGAAGTAAAAGTTGATCCACAGAATTTTAGTATCAATAGAGTATTATCAACCAATGTATATGGTGGTAATGGTAAGGATGCTTTACTAGAAGCAGTTGTATCAAAACAGTTTAGAGATATTGATTTTAACGCATCGAGAGTTGGCGTTGCTATAACTGGTGGTATCGACATTGACAATGATACGTTGACATTTGAAGATTTTCACAATATTGTTGATGGTCAAAGACTTGTATACAGTTCTAATGGAAATTCACCGTTAGGAATTGGATCGTTTAATGCATCAAATTTAGATCAAAATGAAACTCTTGTGAATGGTGGAATATACTATCCTCAGATTATTAATACTCGATCAATATATCTTTATAGAAATATTGATGAATATAATTCGGGTATCAATACAGTTGGATTCACAACAATTGGTACTGGAGGAATTCATAAATTTAGAACTTATGATGAGCAAAATGTAGTTTCCGAAATTAAAGTATTAAATCCCGGATATGGATATGAAAATAGGAATTTGCAAGTAAGTCCAATTGGTATTTCTACATTAGAAAGCAAAATTAATTTTGAAGATCATGGATTTAATGATGGGGACTTAGTTGATTATAATTTTGAAACATCTAGTATTTCTGGTCTATCAAGTTCAATTCAATATAGAATTCTTAAGGTAGACGATGCCAGTTTTAAATTGGCAACGGCAGTTGGAGGTGCTGTAACAGATTACAATAGAAGAAATTATGTAAGTTTTGGGAGCACTTCTGGTGAAGGATATCAATCATTTTCATATCCACCAATTAAAGTTGTAATTAATGCCGAATACGGATCTGGAACTGGTATTGCTAATACTATTCTGGCAACACCAGTTGTTAGAGGGTCTATTGTAAATGCATATGTTTACGAAAAAGGATCTAATTATGGATCAAATATTTTAAATTTTCATAGAAATCCTGTAGTTACAGTTAAGACTGGTTTAGGTGCTCAATTAAAGGCAATCATGAAGAGAGGAAGAATTATTGCCGTTGATGTGCAGAATGGAGGTAAATTTTTCACTGCTTCGCCAGATTTAGAAATTGTTGGTGATGGTGTAGGCGCTAAGATGAGGGCAGTAGTTAAAAATGGTAGAATCAAAGATGTCATCATTATCAATTCGGGAACTGGATATACAGATGCCAAAACATCTATTAAAGTAAAACCACCCGGAAAAAATGTTGTATTAGAATCTAATGTGAGACATTTGAGAGTTAATAATTTAAAAAGATTCTCTGATGAATTGTTAATTGAGTATAATGATAATCTATCTTATGGTATTGTCGGTTACTCAACGGATCGTGATGGAACAACTTTCTTAGATTCTAATAGTGAGGACGAACATTCTAAAGTTATTGGATGGGCAAATGATGGAAATCCAATTTATGGACCATATGGATTTGATGATCCCAATGATAATAATTCAGTAACTAGAAGAATAGAAACTGGTTATAAAGAATCTCCCAATAATATTGAAAATAGACCTTCTACAGATGTTTTTGAACTTGGATATTTTATTGAAGATTATGTATTTAATGATAGTGGTGATCTTGATAGTCATAATGGACGATATACAAAAACACCAGAATTTCCAAATGGAGTATACGCATATTTTGTTGGAGTATCAACAAACATATCAACTGGAAAATTAGATCCAAAATTCCCATATTTTATTGGAGATACTTATAGATCAAAAGTATCTACTGAAGTTTTAAATCAAACATTCGATTTTAACAATTCAGATCTTGTTAGAAATACTTTCCCATATAGAACTGGCAAACCTTATTCTGGTGGAGATTTTCTTTTCGAATCAAATTCTCCAATTCAACAAATTACACGAGTTACATCTACATCTAAAGGTTCTATCGATGGATTTGTAATTACAAATGGTGGTGAAGATTATAAGATTGGCAATTCTCTGGTATATGATCTTTCCGGAACTGGCGGTGGTGGTTCTTCTGCTGAGGTTTCTAGGATTGGTGGACAACCAATTCATTCAATAACAACTCAATACTTAAAATATGCAGATGCTATTTTAGTAAGAGAAACACCAGAAACAGTCAAGTTTCACACAAATACTACACATGAATTAAATGATGGTGATATAATCCAAGTTTCAGGAATATCTACCTTTATTAATAATGTAGTTGGATCTCATGTTATAGGAGTAACTTCAGAATTTACTAGATTGACTGAAGTTCTTACTCAAAATACTGGTATAGGAACTGACATATATGTTTCTTCCATACCACCAATTATTGGTGCAGGCACATCAATTGGAATTGGAACAGAAACTCTTTCAGTATTAAATGTTTTTCCAGAAGAAAATATCTTAAGAGTAAAACGTGGATCTGTTGGAACTTCACATACAGTATCCGACATTATTGAAGTAAAAAATAGATCTATTGTTTTACCTTTAGTTACTGAGCACTTCGATTCTACTAAAAATCTTGATACTTTTTTCAACCCATTTTTTAGCGTAGGTGTTGGATTACAGACAGGTACATCAACAGATATAAATTATCATCTAGGAAAATCTGCAAAAACTGTTTCAGTCCCAGTTCAATCAATATATCTCCCAAATCATCAATTTAAATCTAATCAAACGATAGAACTTAGATTACCTGGTGGAGTTACTGGACTATCTGTTAGAACTGAAACAACTGATACTAGTTTCACAATTCCAGAAAATGGAATAAATCAAACTCTTTATGTTATTAATAAAGGAAAAGATTATATCGGTCTCACGACTCAAGTTGGATTAACAACTACAACTAATGGATTGTATTTTGTTTCTACAGATGCAATTACCAATAATAATTTTGAATATTCTCTTAAGACTAAATTCAATGAAATAACAGCAGATGTTCAAAAAATTAAAACTCAAGTATCAATTTCAACTATACACAATTTAAAAACAAATGATGAAGTTGAATTATTAATTAAACCAAGATTGTCTGTTGGTGTTGGGACAGAAACATCAGTTCAAATTAGATATGATTCAACTTATAATAAAATTCTAATCAATCCTGTAGGATTTGGTTCAGATAAAGTTAATATCAATGACAATACGTTTACGATCAATAATCATGGATTTAAAACTGGTCAAAAGATTTTTTATAGTTCAAGTAATGATGTTGCTTCAGGATTGACAACATCTGGATATTTTATCTATAGAGTTAATGACAATATATTTAAACTGTCTAAAACAATAAATGATACTAAGTTTAATCCACCAATAAACGTCAGTATTGCTAGCACTGGTGGTTCGGGTCAACAAATTAGTCTTTTAAATCCACAAATTGAAGTATTTAAAAATAATAATATCGTTTTTGATGTTTCCGATACATCGCTGGATGAATATTCATTCAAATTCTTCTATGATAAAGAATTAAATAACCAATTCGTTTCTACAGGATCAACATCATCATTCAGTGTTATTGAGCAAGTAGTTTCTACCGGATTATCATCATCTTATACGGTTACATATAATGATAATTTGCCAACGAAATTATATTATTCTTTTGAGAAAAATGGTATATCTATCAAACCAGATGAAGAGGTAGTCGATTATTCAGAAATAGTTTATGTTGATAGTAAATATAATTCAACATATAAAGTTTTTGGTATTGGAGCAACTACATTTAATATTTCACCTACAGTAGTTCCAGAAAAATTAAATTACACTCAAGATGATGTTGATATTTTAAGTTATACAACCAATTCTTTGAATGCATCTGGTCCAATTGAAGATATTAGAATTCTTTCTCCAGGATCTAATTATTCAAGATTACCTGTTATTTCTGATGTTGTTATTGGAACTGCAAGTAGTGTTGGAAATAGTGCGAATATTCGACCTACTACAACTACTATAGGAAAATTAAACAACTATAGAATAGTCAATGAAGGATTTGAATATGCTGCTGATAATACTTTAAGACCAGAAGCAAATATATCAAAATTGATAACCTTAACTGGTTCTGATAAAATTGAATCAATCACTGTTCTTGATGGTGGTAGAAATTACTTATCACCACCAGATTTGGTTGTGGTTGATATGTTTACAAAAAAGAAAGTAGATCCTTCAAAATATATTTTAAAAGCAGATTTTACTGGTAATACTATTGTTGGAGTTGATATTATTCAAGAACCGAGAGGATTGAATTCTGTTCAACATAAACTTTTCCCAATTAGAAATAGTAATGGTATTCAGGTAGAAAAGATTAAAACCTATAGTGGTGGTATTGTAACTTTAGAAATGAGTACGCCACCTATCGATGGATTCAATACTCCACCATTTAGAGAAGGTGATAGAATTTTTGTTGAAGGATTACGGAGACAATCTTTTACCGATGATATCGGTAATGTAACTACACCAGGAACTGGATTTAATTCTGAAGATAATGGTTTTAACCTATTCAGAGTTACAGAGTTTATTAATTCAAATCCAGCTATCTTAAGATTTGATATAAGTGAGTTTACAACTGATGCAGGAACACCAGTAGAACTACAATCATCTTTCACTTCAATTGTTAAAAAAGAGAATCTTCCATCCTTTAAACTCAATAGAGTTACTGGTTTATTCTTTTTAGGCGAAAAATTATCGATACAGAATGAAGAGATTGATTTGAAAGTTACAGTTGTTGAGAAAAACTTAATTAAGGTATCTGGTGATTATGATTTAAAAATTGGAGAAAGGATTAAAGGTGTTTTCTCAGGAATTCCTGCAGTAGTTGAATCTATTAAAGATTATGAAGGCAGATTCTCAGTTGATTATTCTAGTCCGAAAAACTTTGGATGGAAAAATTCTATTGGTCAATTGAATAATAGTTTACAGGTGTTACCTGATAATGATTATTATCAAAATCTTTCGTATACTATAAAGAGTGTAAAGACATTTAATCAAACAAAAGATTTTGTCAATAAGCATGTCCACCCTATAGGAATGAAAAACTTTTCAGATACTGAAGTCATAGGAAAAGCAAGTGTTGCTATTGGAGTATCAGATTCCTTCGTCTCACCTGTTATTGACCTTGTATCAGACTTGAGAGTAGATACTATACCTTCATATGACTTAGTTCAAGATTATGAGGCAACTTCTGATAGTTCAAGATTTATAATCTTTAAAAATAAAAGACTTGCTGATTTTATTGAATGTAGAACGAATAGAGTTCTTCAAATTGACGACATCAGTGGAAGATTCTCTAGTGCAGAATTTAATAAAGATAATATTGTTGAGGCTGTTGAATATCCAATTACCGATTTTTATTCTAAATTTATTGTTCAAGTAACGGATGAGAATAAGCAGAGCACTCAACTTAGTGAGATTATTATATTAAATGATTATGATAACACATATACATTCAATAAACTTGATTTATTTACGGATAACAAACTTGGAGAATTTAGTGGCGACTTTGCTGCCAGTGGAGATCCAACATTAGTATTTGATCCCTCAAATCCAAATGATTTTAATTACAATTTAAAAGTTTATAGAGAGTCATTTACTCCTACAATTGGTATTGGATTTACAGAATTTGGTTGTGTTAGAATTGATGCCAGATCTAACGCTCTCGGACCTGCAGATAATAGTGGATTAGTTGGTTTTAAAACCGATGTATTCAGAGCACTATCTAGTGATTATGATACCACATATACAGTTGCTCAAGTTTTGGATACTGATACTAACAGAATGAACTACTTTGAAGTAGTAGCACATTATGATGGTTCAGATACTCATATATCAGAATTTTACTATGATACTCTACCATTACAACAATTTTCTGGTCAGAATATTGGTACATTTGGATTAAATGTTTCTGGTGGAATTATCTCATTGTCATTTGAAAATGACATTAATAGTAATTTGATGGTCAAAACAAAGACTGTAGGTATTGGATCTACTGCTGCCGGTGTTGGAACATATCATTATCTTGTTGACGGACAAATTCCAGGAACTGAAAGAACTGCTAAGTTTGATTCTCAAATATCAACAATTACTGGCATATCAACAGTATTCCAATTTGACACTACGTTACAATTTACTCAAAAATCTATTATTAAAGTTTCTATTGGTGATACTACATCCATCCATAACTTATCAATAGTTGCCGATCAATCTAGAGTCAATATTCAACAATCACCATTTATGAATATTGGAACCAATTCTGGAATTGGAACATTTTCTCAGGAAATGGATGGATCTATCGCAATAGTCAAGTTCCATCCAGATACTGAATTTTTATCTGATGAAATTTCATTACAATCATATAATCAACACATATATGCAGATATTGATGAATTTAACTTTCCGGTAGACTTCGAAGTTGGTAATTTACGCGAAGGAATTTCGAATGCATTTTATGGTTCACTTAATGAATTTGGAAAAGATAAAATTGATTTTGATTTAAACTATAAGAGAGTTCCTATTTTTGAAAAAACTTTTAATCCATCAACCTCTTCAATATTAAATCAATCTAGTGGTGTTTTTAATATTGCTGACCACTTCTTCGAAACTGGTGAAGAATTAATTTATACCCCATCGTCATCTCTAATTGGTATTGATCCATCCTCAGTTGGAATTGGAACTACTGTTGTTAATGGAACAATATTTACTGGTGATATTGTAGCAACTGGATTTTCCACTATTACTGGTATTGCAAATTCTGAAGGTCTCACAACAAATGCTAAAATATTTGGAACAGGAATCCCAGCAAATACAACTATAGTAGGTATTCAAACCTTTAATACTTATTTTGTTGGTGATGTTATCGGTGCAGGATCTAGTGTAATTACTGGTATTGCGAATACATCACTCATTAAAGTTGGAGCAGGAATATTTTCTGGAGATAATACCAGTATAGGATCAGTATTTGCTGTTGGAATTAATTCTATCACAGCATCTGTTAATATTAGTGGTGGAGACAATAGAATTTATTTCACAGATACTTCAAACTGGTCTGTAGAAATATCAAATGTTTCTACAGGATCCACATTTAGGGGAACGCATACTACTGGTATAACCACCGACATTATGCCTGAAAAGGTATTTGCTATCAGAGTATCAAAAGATAGTTTCAAGTTAACTGGAACCGCAGGTGGTAGTGGCATTGGATTCACATATACTAATAGTGGATCTGGTAATCGCCACAAGTTAGAGATGAAGAAAAAACTTGAAAAATCATTAATTACCGTTGATGGTGTTACACAATATCCATTAATGTATACCCCATTAGTATTTAATTTACAAAATAATGGTGGTGGATCAATTGGAGTCGGTGCAACTTTCCTGTCGCTTTCAGGAATTTCCTCTATTAGACCTAGAGATATTCTTAAAGTTGATAATGAATTCTTAGAAATTCAGAATGTTGGATTAGGAACAACAAATACAGGTCCAATCACTGGAATTGGAACGTTCCCAGTTATTCAAGTTTCGAGAGGATTTGTGGGATCTGCTGCCACAAATCATCAGGATGGATCAGAAGTAAGAATCTATAAAGGTGCTTTCAATATAGTTGGCAATAAAATTTATTTCACCCAAGCGCCTGATGGTAAGGGTAATAATGATAGATTAAATGCAAGTGCTCTTGCTCTACCAAAATCATCATTTAATGGTAGAGTTTATTTGAGAAATGATTATACAGGTAACAAGATTTATGATGACATTTCTTTAGGATTTAATGGAATTGGTAGAACTTTCTCAGTAAAACGTGAAGATAAAAATACTCTAGGTTTGGAACCCGGAAGTAACTTAGTATTCATTAATGATATTTTCCAAACTCCAGATACTGTTAATAATATAGGTAATAATTACAATTTTGCTTCTGATTCTAATACGGGTATTTCAAGTGTAACTTTTACCGGTATTACTAGATCAGGAACTGATGATGTAATTATATCCGAATCTGATGTAAACCAGAATCAGATACCAAGAGGTGGAATTGTGATTTCTCTCGCATCTACAGGTGGTCTTGGTTATGCACCATTAGTAGGTTCTAAAGTTAAACCATTTGTTGGTGCTGGTGGATCTATAGCAACTTTATCTGGTGTATCAACATTCAGTAATAAAGTTGTTAGTATCAGCACTTCACTATACGATGACAAAACTGGTATTTTAAAAATTACAACTAATACTCCACATAATCTTTATGGATCTGGAACTCATGTTCATCTTTTGGGTCTAGAATTCTCATGTTCTAGTGGAGCAGGAACAACTACAATCTTCCCAGATGGAAGTAGTGGTGATTATGTATATCCAGTTACTGGCATTTCTTCAGCAAAAACCTTTGAAGTTAACGTTGGAACTAGCACTATTCCACACACATATGAAACTGGTGGATCAGTTAGAGAATACTTTACCAACTTAACTTTTGGTTCTGGATATTATGGTGAAACTGTTGGAGTTGCTGTTACCGATCTTTCATATGTGCATAGGTTTATTAGATCTTCGTCAAATTCAATTGCTGACAATTCTAAAGGAGTATTTACAGCATCTAATGCGATTTATAATCAAACTACCGGCACTTTAAGACTTACTATAGGTTCTCATACATTAACAACAGATAATGTTATTACTATTGGTGGCAATTCATTAACATTTACATGTACATTAGACAGTAATGGTTCTAATCATACTTATCCGCGTAGCACAGATGCTGCATTTGGTGCAGTATTGAATATTATTGCAACAACTGCAAACACGATTACTGTTAATGTTGGTCCATCTCCTGTTGGACAACAATATGCACATACATTTGTAAGTGCGATTGCAAATTCTATTGTTGCTGGTATCAGTAGAACACCAACCAATGCAAAATATACATCTTATAGTGGCACTTTACTATTAACGATACCAAACCACGGATTGACAAATAGTGATACTGTTCAAATTGCAAGAGAATCTCTAACCTTCAAGTGTTCTAGTGATGGATTTAGAACAGAACAATTATATCCAAGATCAACTGATCCTGTTGTTGGAATTCAAACTGCAGTTACTTCACTAAATGAAAATACAATTTCCGTCAATATTGGTGCTGGTGGTGGCGCAGGAACTGGAGCAAATATCACAGCAACTGTTGGAGCAGGTGGCACATTAGCATTTAATATTATTGATGGTGGAAGTGGATATGTGAATCCTCTCGTAACTGTTGATAGTCCATCTTATGAAAATTTATCTATGATGGGTGTTTCTAGATTGGGTATGGGTAATACAACTGATGTTGGTATTGGAATGTCAATAACCTTTGAAATGGGGCCATCATCAGTTGGTATTGGTACTTCATATTTTGAAGTTGAAAAATACTATGTTTCTAAAACTGGATATGCATTCCGTAGGGGAGATGTTTTAAAACCCGTTGGTTTAGTGACTGCTGCAGGACTATCGTCACCAATAGAAGAAATTTTCTTTACAGTTGAAGAGGTATTTAATGATTCTTTTGCATCATGGCAACTTGGAGAATTCGATTACATCGATAGCAATGCATCTAGACAAGATAGTATCAGAACTAGATTCCCATTATTTAAGAATGGACAATTATTGAGTTTTGAAAAAAATAACAGTGATACTACATCCTCATTAATTGACTTTAATTCAATTTTACTAATTTATATTAATGGTGTTATGCAAGAACCTAATGTTTCTTACATATTTGAAGGTGGAACAACCTTTATCTTTAGAGAACCGCCCAAAAAAGAAGATAAAGTTGATGTATTCTTCTATAGAGGAACTCGTGGAGATGATAGTGTTGAAATTGATGTTGATGAGACTATTAAACCTGGTGATGACCTTCAAATTTATAAAAATGATTCAATTACAGGGACTGTAACACAGGATAAGAGAATTGTATCTACAATCATATCTGCAGATACTGTTGAAACTGGCATATATCTTGGTGATGGCATAGATGAAACCAATGATAAACCAGTTTCATGGACTAAACAGAAAAGAGATCTATTAATTAATGATAACGCGCAAACAAAGGCGAGAGATTCTCTTGAAGGGCAAGTTTATCCTACTGCAAAGTTGATAAAGAACTTTAATCCCATTGATACTGAGATTTTTGTGGATGATGCCCAATTCTTTAATTACGAAGAAAATAATTCCGAAATTCAAATTAGAGAAACCTCTGCCCTACTATTGCCAGATTTAGTAAGTCCCATTGGGGCAGCATTTACATCAGTAGTTTCTGTTGCAGGAACTATATCAGAAGTTAAAGTTATTTCTGGTGGTAGTGGTTATATTCCATCTTCATCAATTGCTGTTCAGATTGCACCACCCATCGGCGGAATAGGCACAGTATTTAAAACAGAAATTGCGGAAAGAGTTGGAACTATTGGTATTGGATCAACTGCTATTACTGGGATTAATACCTCACAAATTAGAGTTGGTCATTCACTGAATAAAGCATTTGTTGGTAGTTTGGAAATTATAGACAGCACATTTACTGTTGTTGGTATAAAAACCTTTAATAATGGCGAAATTGAACTAAACAAATCTACAGGCAATACTACATCAATTACCAGAACATTTGATTTTGGTTTATATCAAGATCAAGAGAAAGCAGTTGCAACCACTATTGTTTCTGCTGCTGGCACTATTGCCTCAGTCACAGTAACTAATCCAGGATCTGGTTATACAACTACTGCAACTCCAGCAATAATCACAAAATTACCAAATACGAATAAAGAACTTATTTCTGGTATCAGATTTGTATCTGGTTATAGTGGAATTATAACTGGCATATCAACTGCTAGTGGAATTGGAGTAGATAAAGCAATTAGATTTGATTTAGAATTTGAACAAACTGATAATATCAACTCATTAGAAGTTGGATTCCCAATACTAATTTCAAATACAACAGTTGGTGCCGGTGTAACATCAATTGATGGTAATGACAATGATATTGTTGGTGTAGGAACAGCATTTATCGATAATATATACTATGTACATTCATTCACAAGATCCAATTTAACTGGTATTATTACTGCGAATATTTTATCATCAACAGATAATATTAGTATAGCAACAACTACCGGATCAAGATCTAACCCTTGTGGATCATTCTCTTGGGGTAGACTTGCAGGATTTGAAAGAGGAACTGGAGCAATCGGTGTTGCAGTTTCTGGATTTACTGTTAATTCTGGTTTATCATCCTTCCCGGTTCTCCAAAGAAGAGGATTTGGGCTTAGAGATAATGGATCTCTAAGAAAGGATCTTGGATAATCATTTATAAATATATAAAAACGTTAGTAATATGTCTGCGATTGTCACAGATCAATTTAGAATTTTAAACGCATCTAACTTTGTGGGTTCTGTCAGTAATACTGATAATTCATTCTATGTTTTCTTAAGCTTGGTGAATCCTACAGCAGTTGGATTTGGTAGGTCGACTACTTGGGATACTAATACTCCATCACCTATTGACAATTTTACATATTTAAATCATGTAAAAGATACAATGATTTTTGGTAAGAGAATTACTACTAATGATATCAGGAGATTAGTTAGAAGAGTTGATTGGTCGCAAGGGACTGTATATGAAATGTATAGACATGATTATAGTGTTTCAAATCCTTCACCACAAACAAATTCTACAAGATTATACGATGCAAATTATTATGTAATGAACAGCGATTTTCGTGTATATGTTTGTATTGATAATGGAGCATCGGGAACTAATATTGGGGGCAATTTTTCGCAGGATGAACCTACTTTTGTTGATTTAGAACCTTCTAGGGCGGGTGAAAGTGGAGATGGTTATATTTGGAAATATCTTTTTACGGTATCTCCTAGCGATATTATAAAATTTGATTCTATCGAATATATTCCAATTCCAAATAATTGGGATACTACTGCAGATTCTCAAATAGTATCTGTAAGAGATAATGGAGACTCAACAATTAATGAAAATCAGATTAAAAAAATATATGTTCAATCTGAAGGTTCTGGATATAATACAACTGATGCAGAATTAGACATTCTTGGTGATGGTGTAGGTGGAAAAGCAGTTGTAAATGTTGTTGGTGGAAAAATAGTTTCAGCAACTGTATCTGCGGGAGGAAGTGGATATTCATATGGAAGAGTTGATTTATCAACAATAAATTCTGGAGCAACTGGGTTTGCACACCTAATACCAATCATTCCCCCATCAAGAGGCCATGGTTATGATATTTACAATGAATTAGGAACTGATCGAGTTCTTGTTTATTCGAGATTTGATTCTTCAACAAAAGATTTTCCAATAGATACTAGATTTTCTCAAATTGGTATTATTAAAAATCCAGCAAGAATTGGATCAGCGTCTTCAATTTTTCAAGAAAGTCAATTTTCTAATTTAGGTGGATTTAAATTATCATCTGTTTCAAACCCAGAAGATGCTGCTCCGGGGAATAGAATTTATCAGTCAGTAATTGGAGTTGGAACTGCAACAGGATATATGGCATCATATGATGAACAAACTAAAGTTCTAAAGTATTTCCAAGATAGATCTTTATATTTTAATCCAGGATCTTTAGATCAAAAAGATTCTAAAACCATTGTATCTGAAGCAAAAAAAGTTTCCTTTATAAAAAATGGTGGAACTATAACGTCAAATAATAGTTTTAGTGGAACAATTGATCAAAACTTCACTGGAATAACAACTTCCATCTCATCAACAAAAAATGTTAACTTAGCAACTCAGTTTACAAATGGCATCTCTCTACCTGAGATAAATAAAGGATCAGGGGATATTATTTACATTGATAATAGACCTCGGGTAAATCGAAACCAAAGACAAAAAGAAGATATTAAAATCATACTGGAATTCTAAAGATGTCACAAAAATCAAACTTAAATGTTTCCCCATATTTTGATGATTTTGATCCAAATAATAATTTTTATAGGATCCTTTTCAAACCAGGATATCCAGTTCAGTCAAGGGAACTGACATCTCTTCAGAGTAGTTTACAAAATCAAGTTAGCACTTTTGGAAACCACTTTTTTAAAGATGGATCTATTGTAATACCAGGTAATATTACATACAATCCATCATATTATGCAGTAAAAATTAATCCAACTCATGTTGGACTAAGTGTTGGGTTATATATTGATCAATTAGTTGGTAAAAGAATAAAGGGGCAGATCTCACAGTTAACTGCAGTTGTTCAAAAAGTATTAAAAAATAATGAATCAGATACTGGTGATTATACTTTATACGTAAAATACGTTAGTGCTGACTCCAGTTTTAATATCAGTCAATTTAGAGATGCAGAAACTCTGGTTGTCTTAGATAATTTAACTTACGGAAATACAACAATACCTTCCGGGGATACTTTTGGTAGCACAATCAATTCAGAATCGACATTTACTGCATCTTCAGTTTCAATTTTAGATGGAACTTATTTTATAAGAGGACATTTTCTCAATATTTCTGCAGATACATTAATTTTAGATCAATACTCAAATGCACCTTCTTATAGAGTTGGTCTATCTATTAGTGAAAGTATAATTGATGCACAGGAAGATAACTCATTATATGATAATGCTAGAGGATTTTCAAACTATGCTGCTCCCGGTGCAGATAGACTAAAAATTACAGCAAAATTATCTAAAAAAAGATTAACTGATACTGATGATAAGGATTTTGTTGAACTTCTCAGAGTAAATGATGGTGTTGTTAAAAAAATTCAAGATAGTAGTACATATTCTCAAGTTAGAGATTACCTTGCTAAAAGAACTTTCGAAGAATCTGGTGATTATGCAGTAGATCAGTTCAATATTGAGATTGATAATTGTCTTAATGATAGATTAGGATCTGATGGTGTATACTTTTCAAATCAAGTTACAGAACAAGGAAATGTACCAGAAGAAAATTTATTAGCAGTTAAAGTTTCTCCAGGAAAGGCATATGTTCGTGGTTTTGATATTGAAAAAACTTCATCTTCTATTTTAGATGTTAGAAAACCAAGAGCAACTGAAAGTATACCTACTGCATTAATCCCATTTGAAATGGGAAATAAAGTTAAACTCAATAATGTTGAAGGAACACCTAGTATTGGAATTAATAATAATTTTTCAGTAAATCTTTTTAGTCAAAGAAAAGAAAATAATACTTCAGGAACTGGAACACAAGTTGGTGTTGCAAGAGTTTATTCATTCTCTCTTTCAGATGCAAATGAGTTTACTCAACAAAATGAATGGAATCTTTATCTTTATGATATTCAAACTTTTACAGAATTACAATTAACATCTTCAGTATCAAATGCTAATGATGTACCAGTAGATTCTATTGTGAGGGGTAAGCAAAGTGGTGCGACTGGTTATGTTCATTCAAAAAATGGATCAGTTATCACTATTTCACAAACTTCTGGATCTTTTGCAACTAGTGAAGAAATTGAGGTTTCCAGTTTAAATGGTGTAGAATTTGTAGATTCATTTAGCAGATCAATTACATCTATTAAAGTTTTTGGACCCAAAGATATTAAATCAGTATTTCAATCTACTGGTGGCGGAAATGGATTAGCAGTTAATTTTAGTGGTGATACTATCGGTATAGAAACAATTCCTAAGAATTTTAGTATTTCCGATTCCTTAACGATTAGTGCATCATCAAATCAATCTGGTATTGCCACAGTTGCTGGCAGAAATTTTTCTGGCATTACGACTGATACTATAATTAAATATCAAATTCCTGGTAATGAATATCCAACATTAAATAGAGTATCGGGTATTTCAACTAACACTTTATCTATTAATTTGGCGAGCACAACTGCTGTGCAAGGCGTAGCATTAAATGGTGTTGTAAGTGGAACTTATAACTTCAAAATTATCACTCCAGATATTAGAAATTCAGATAAATCACATTTATATTCTGAGATAAATTCTAAAAATGTATCTAATGTATCATTTACTGGATCAAATCTGTTAGTTCAGAGACAAGCAAATGGTAAATCGACAGATAATAATGGAAGTTTAACAGTTGATCGAACTGATGTTGGTATTACTAGTTGTTTCTTTGAACCATATGCTCAAGATAGATATGCTGTTTTTTATAGCAATGGAACATCCGCAAATCTATCATCCGATCAGGTTGTAGTATCAGCAAATTCTCAAGATGTGACTATTAACGGATTAATTCCAAATCAAAATAATGTTTTAGTGAATACTATAGTCAAAAAAGTTGGTATTGTTAATAAACAAAAAAATTATATTAAGAGTGAGAAAATAGAAGTTTCGAATACAAATTCTGGTGTTAGCACTAGCACCAATGGTTTAACATATAACGCTTATCATGGTCTTCGTGTTGAAGATAGTGAGATTTCGCTAAATTTACCTGATGTTTGTAAAATCATCGCTATATATGAGTCACTAGATGATGCTAGTGTTGTATTAGATAATCTCAATTTTTCTGCAGGATTAAATTTAAATAATACTGCAATTCTCGGTGAAAAAGTTATTGGGCAGAGTAGTGGTGCTGTTGGTCAAATTGTCACTAAAACATCTGCATCCCAAATTGAGTTTGTTTATTTAAATTCTGAAAAGTTTGCTCCAAATGAAACTGTTTCTTTTGAAGACTCTGGTATAAGATCTGCAGTATTATCTATTGGTAATGGAAATTATACTAATAAAACTGACGATTATAATTTGGATAAAGGACATAGAGAACAATATTGCGATTATTCTAGAATTATTAGAAAATCAGATGCATTCATTCCATCTAAAAGATTAATGATCATTTTTGATTATTATAAGGTTCCTACTAGTGATAGTGGAGATGTCTTTAGTGTTAATAGTTATAATAATGAGAGGTATGTATCAGATATTCCAAAACTTAAGGGTGGAGTTCGAGCAACAGATACTTTAGATTTTAGACCAAGAGTTTCACCTTTCTCGGCAACTAATGCTTCGCCATTTGCATTCTCTAGTAGAGATTTTGGATCAGTAGGATCTAATTCAACATTAGTTGTTGCACCAAATGAAAGTTCTATAATTGGTTATTCATATTACCTGCCTAGAATAGATAAAATTGTATTGAATAAGAGTGGCACTATTAATCATATTGAAGGAGTTTCATCTGCCTCACCAGTAAAACCCGGTAAAATTGACGAATCAATGGAATTAGCAACTCTTGAGTTGCCAGCATACTTATATAATCCTGACGATGTAAAAATAAAACTTACTAATAATAAGCGTTATACCATGCGTGATCTTCGTAATATTGAAGATCGATTAGAAAATGTTGAAAAAGTAACATCTCTAACATTATTAGAATTAAGCACTCAGTCACTACAAATACAAGATGTAGATGGTTTATCCAGGTTTAAATCTGGATTCTTTGTAGATAATTTTAAGGGAACCACATTTATTGATATTGATAATCCAGATGCAAATACAACAGTAGATTTAGCATCTGATGAATTGCGTTCCGACATTTCATTCTCTTCATTAAAATCTCAGTTAGCACCAACCACTACTGAAAACACTGATACTCTGGACTTTTCATCTAATTTTACTTTAACTGATCCAAATGTCAAAAAAACTGGCGATCTAGTTACATTAAATTATTCTTCAACTTTATGGACTGATATACAACAAACTTTTGCAACTCAGAGTCAGCAAGTTAATCCATTTGGTGTAGAAAATTATAATGGAAATATTAAGTTAAGACCTTCATCAGATACTTGGGTAAAAACTCTCAATGTCAGATCTGGTAATATTGTCAAAACTCAAAGTGATTGGTCAAATTCATACATTGCAAATTTATTAACTAGTTCTAGATCATCAGATAAACTAAGATCTAGAAATATTGAGTTTACTGCTTCTGCTTTGCAACCATCAACAAATCATTATGCTTTCTTTGGTGGCAATTCAAATATTGATGTCATACCAAAATTACTGCAAGTCACTATGTCTAGTGGATCTTTCCTAGCAGGAGAGACTGTATATGGATATAATGATGGTGTTAAGGTAGCATCGTTTAGATTAGCAAGTGCAAATCATAAGACTGGTCCATATTCATCTCCTTCATCAGTATATGAAAAGAATCCATATACACCAGCATTAGATTTAGCAACTGTATATTCCTCATCAACTCCAACAATTAATATCGATACTTTTTCATTATCAGATGATTCTGAAGGAAGATTTTATGGTTATGTTTTTGAAGGAATGATTTTAATTGGAGAAACAAGTTCTGGTCAGGCAACAGTAAATGCTCAATCTCTTACAACTGATGTTGTTGGTGATTTAATTGGATGTTTATTCATCAAAAATCCCCTAAGATCTCCAGTTCCTGCAACTACATTTAGGAATGGAACCAAAACCTTCAAATTGTCTACCAGCAGTTCAAACTCAAGTAATAATAACGTTAAATTCACAGAAGCAACATTTTATTCATCTGGAATTTTAAGTTCTGAGACCTATACAGAAAGTATTGTAGTTAGAAAATCGCCACAAGCACTTCCATTGAATGCTTTGAGGAGAGATCCACTTTCACAAACATTTAGATCAGATAATACTGGTGGATTTATAACTGAACTTGATTTATATTTTGGACAAAAAGATTCTACCGAAAAAGTGTTTGTTGAAATTAGAGAAACTGATATTGGTGGAACACCCAAGAATAAGTTGATTCAAGATTATGCTAGAGTTGGTATTCTTCCATCAGAAATTACAACATCTACTGATGGATCAGTTCCTACTAGGGTTGCTTTACCATCTCCATTATATGTACAACCCAATAAACAGTATGCATTGACAATATACTGCCCAACTTCTGAAGATTATGAAGTTTGGATTGGTGAGACTAATCAACCAACGGTTTCTACTCAATCATATCCCGATGCAGATCAGGTCATTTATTCTAATCAGTATACAGGAGGAAATTTATTTAAACCTCAAAATGGATCTGTTTGGCAACCTGTAATTTCTCAAGATTTAAAATTTAGAATTTATAAAGCACAATTCGCATCTTCATCTGGAACTGCATACTTCCATAATCCAGCAATTTCTATTGGAAGCACGTATGCTACTATTGATACAAATATTCCAAAACTTTCCAATAACCCAATAAAGACTTTACCAAGAAAGTTAGATGTTGGTATTTCAACAACATATGCTCTCCAAAATATCCTAACTGTAGGCACCAAAGTTGCAGAAGGTTCAAATACTGGAATTATCGAATCTTTAGGTGGAAATATTAACACAGTATCTATAGGTAATGTTGGTGTTGGTTATTCGAATGGATCTTATAATGGAGTTCCTCTTTATACAATCAATGGCAAAGGATTTGGAGCAACTGTAAATATTACAGTCACAAATAATCAGATTGATAGTGTTGCTATGGCAGCAACTGGAAATGGTTATAGAAATGGAGATTTGTTAGGTATTACAACTGCTTCATCTGGAAATTCTGGAAGAAATGCATCTATTGTTGTTACCGATGTTCCAAATATCGATACTTTATACTTAACAAATGTTCGGGGCGAAACATTTGGAATAGATCAGGATGTATCATATTATAATGATAGCACATTAGTTGCTATGGCAGGAACAATCGTTAGATCTTCCGCAATTTCTAGCAATTTAAACACTGGAAATGTGTTAGAGGTTAGTCATTACAATCATGGTATGCATTCCGATACAAATAAAGTAAATATTAGTGGAATTCAACCAGATACTCCATCAACAACTTTATCGGCAGCCATTGTCTCAACAAACACTACAATATCTATTGCAAATACTTCAAACTTCACTACCTTTGAAGGGTCTCCTGTTACTGGAAGTAATCCTGGATATGTGATTGTAAATGATGAAATTATTTCTTACAGTGGAGTAAATGTTGGATCCATTGTGCTTCTCACTCGTGGAGAAAATGAGTCAATTATTAGAAATCATTCAAATGGAGATTCTATTAGAAAATATGAACTTAATGGAGTTTCATTAACTAGAATTAATAATTCACATGATATGCCAACAGATCAAGTTCTAGTTAGTGCTAGAGAAATTGACAAGTATCATGTTGAATTTGTTAGACCTGCTAATAAAAATAGTGGTTTTAATATGCTGAATTTTGCTAGTTTTGGATCTTTTGGTGGAAATAATTGTAGAGCAACACAAAATATACAATTTAATGAAATAATTCCATATTTCAATTATATCAATCCAGAAAATACTAATGTTTCTGCAACACTTAGAACTGTTTCCGGAACAAGTGCAGGAGGAAATGAAGCATCATTTATTGATCAAGGATATGAAAGCGTATCTTTAAATGAACCAAACAGACTTTCCACACCAAGACTAGTTTGCTCAAGAATAAATGAAACTGATCAACTACCAACATTAACCAGAAGCAGATCATTAACACTTGGTATAAGAATGGAAACTAACAATTCCAGTTTGTCACCTGTAATTGATTTAACAGAATCTGCAACATTCGCATTCATTAGAAATAGATTGGATATGCCTGTTACTAATTATATTACTGACCCGAGGGTTAAGCAAAATATAGATGATCCTCATGCATCAACATATATTTCCAATATAGTTAATTTAGATAAACCAGCATCTTCATTAAAAGTTTTATTAACTGCATATAGAAACTCTTCTAGTGATTTTAGAGTTCTTTATAAGTTAATCAGACCAGATTCAAGTGAAGTTGAACAAACATATGAACTATTTCCAGGATATAATAATTTAAGAGATACGGACGGTGATGGTATTGGCGATTCCGTAATAGATACATACTTAAATGATGGATTACCTGATGTGCAAACTAGAGCAAGTGTGCAAAATGAATTCTTAGAGTATCAATTCACAGCAGATAATTTAGAATCTTTTACAGGATTCTCAATTAAAATAGTTATGAGTGGGGATAATGAGGCATATGCACCAATATTCCAAGATCTAAGAGCAATTGCACTAGCATGATACCCGTTGATGGACATAAAAATTTATTCCGAGACCAAAATTCGGGTGCAATTGTTAATTGTGACACATTTGAATATAATCAATATATTAAAATGAGAAAAGAACGTCAAAATCAAAAAAATGAAATATCTGAATTAAAAAAAGATGTTCAACAGATTAAAAACTTACTTATGGAGTTAATCGATGGAAAATCCAAATGAAATTACTTTAGACTCGGTATCTAAATCATTTGAATATGAAAAACAAGCTAGAGAGATTGACGAATGTAGAGATATTGAAGAATTAAGAAATTTATGTAAAATGTATGTGAAACTTTATCTCAAGCAACAAGAGGTTATTGGTAAACTAGGATTCTAAGGAGTCTAAGGAGTATAAATATATTTTAGATCCTGATAATTATCGACTAGGTATGATCATATGCCTGATATAAAAGTAAGAGTAGGCCAACAAAACGCAATTAAAGTTGTTTCTTCAATTACCGGAGATACTTCCGGAACTCTTGCCGGTTTAAGTGATGTTAATATTAGTAGTGGATTAGAGAACGGTATGGTTCTTGTATATAACTCCACTACTAATAAATTTGATGCAACTCTAGAGTTAACACCAGGAACTACACAGAATTTAGATATTAATGGAGGCTCATTCTAATGGCAAGTATCATTAGAGTCAAAAGATCTACTGGTACTTCTGCACCCAGTACTCTAAATTATGGTGAACTTGCTGTTACTATTGGCGTCGGCACGCATGGTAATAGAGGTGGAAGGGTATTTGCTGGAGATAACTCCCAAAACCCACAACTAATTGGTGGTAGATATTACACAGATCTTTTAAGTATTGCTCCGGGTTTAATTGCGGGTCAAGATAACCCAACAACCCCAGCAAATGGTTTTATTCCACTTCTCCTTACAGAGAATGGTGGAAATCCTGGAGGAACAGGAGCGATTAGTCGTCTTCCTAGAGTAGACCAATGGACAGTAGATAATTTAACATTAGATGGAAATACTCTTTCATCCAATGATACTGATGGCGATATTGTTGTTAGGACAAATGGATCTGGAGAAGTTGTAATTCCAGATGACCAGTTTCTAACTTTCGGTGATAGTAAAGATGCTAAAATCGAATATGATGAAAATGGAACTGATAGTGTTCAAGTTACTGGAGCTCCTTGGGTATATAATACTAACGTAACCTATAACTTACCTACAGGAAGTCAATTTTTAATTGATAATGTTGGTATTTCATCTAATATTATTTCAACTAGACCTGGTGCAGGAAACGAACTTTATATTGATCCATATCCCGATGGATTTAGTAATGAAGGCACAGTAATTATTAAAGGTGATCTCCAAGTTGATGGTACTACGACTACTGTAAATTCGAGTGCAGTTACCGTAAATGAATCTATTTTTAATCTGGGTGATGTAACCAGTGCTAGAACTGTCATGTCGACAGTTCAAGCTGGCGTTAGCACTATCAGATTAGATTCTACTGTTGGAATTAACACTGGTGATACACTAACAGTTGCCGGTATCAGTCCTTCAGGTATTGCAACCGTTGCATCAATTAATGCCGGAGATAAAATCATCACTTTTGATGGTACTGCTTCTGCTGGTATTAGCACTACAACTCAAGTTACTTTAACTCACGGATTTGACACCAATACAGACCGTGGTATTTCTTTTGACTATAATATTAGTAGTGGAACTGATAATAATAAAACTGGATTTTTTGGTTTAGATGATAGTTCTATTGCCGCAAGTTCTGCAGGTGATTTAAATCACGGAACACATGCTGATGATAGTAGAAGATGGACTTATATTCCAGATTCAACTATTAACAATAGTGTTGTATCTGGAACCAAAGGTTTTCTAGATGTTAAAGGTATTTACTACCAATCTGGCAATTTCGATACCAATGGTATTGTATTCTTTGACAATCAAGGTTTACAAAGATCCACAAATCAACCAGGTGATGCTAATACAACAGTAACATCTACTCAAATATTAACAGCAGTTACTGAGATTGTTCTTACTTTAAGTGGTAATGCATCTTTAGCTGCAGGATCACAAATTACGCAGCAAAATAACAGTGCAGCGTATGGTATGGTTAAAACCACAACATCTTCATCAAATAGTGTGACGTTAATCGGTGTTCAAGGAACGTTTGATACAACTAACGATATTGTTGATGATGGTGTAAGTGCTAACGTAAATCCATCTAATGTTGCTACTACATATACTAGCAAACCAACTTGGACATCAACAATTGATGGAGGAACCTTCTAGATATTATGAATAGTGAAGTAGATATCAATGTGTTAGTGAATCTTTATAATAAAAAATTATCAGCACTAACCAATCAAAACGTTTTATTGGAGGCGAAAATTCAAACTCTAACGCAAGAGTTTGAAGATGAAAAAAATAAGTTACTATCTCAACTTTTGGATTTAAAAAAACCAGAACCAGTAACTATTAAATCTAAATCTCCAAAAAAAGATGATGATTATCAGAACTCAGAGGTTGAAGAATAATGGCAAAACCATCAACACGTCAAGGATTAATTGATTATTGTTTAAGGCGTTTAGGTGCTCCAGTACTAGAAATAAACGTTGATGATGATCAAATTGATGATTTGGTTGATGATGCCATTCAATATTTTAATGAACGCCATTTCGATGGTGTTGAGAGAATGTATCTCAAGTATCAAATTCAACAAGAAGATATTGATAGAGGAAAAGCAAACGGAACTAATGGTGTTGGCATCGTAACTACTACAGCAACATCTGTAGATAGTGGTTCTGGAACTTTTACATCAAGTTTTTATGAAAATTCTAATTTTATACAAGTTCCAGATTCTGTAATTGGAATTGAAAAGGTATTTAAATTTGATACTAGCACCGTTTCTGGGGGGATGTTCAATATTAAATATCAATTATTTTTAAATGACTTATATCATTTTGGTTCAGTTGAATTATTGCAATATGCAATGACTAAAAGTTATCTTGAAGATATTGACCATTTATTAACAACAGATAAGCAAATCAGATTTAATAAGCGTCAAGATAGAATGTATCTTGATATTGATTGGAGTTCTCAAAGTGCTGGAAATTTCTTAATTATTGATTGCTACAGAGCACTTGATCCAGCATCTTTTACTCAAGTTTATAACGATAGTTTTATTAAAAAATATCTAACATCACTTATTAAAAGACAATGGGGTCAAAATCTAATTAAGTTTAGAGGAGTTAAGTTACCAGGTGGTATTGAATTAAATGGTAGAGAAATTTATGAAGATGCCGAAAAAGAAATAGAACAACTTAAGCAGACTATGCTACTTGAACATGAATTACCACCTCTCGATCTTATTGGATAATGGCACTTAATCCGTTCTTTCTACAAGGTTCTTCTTCCGAACAAAGACTTGTTCAGGAGTTAATTAATGAACAACTCAGAATGTATGGTGTTGATGTAACATACATTCCAAGAAAAATTGTCAATAAAGACACTATATTTAATGAAATCGAATCATCTAAATTTGATGATAACTATACTATTGAGGCGTATGTTAATACATTTGAAGGTCACTCTGGAGCTGGAGATATTCTAACAAAATTTGGAATGTCTCTTAAAGATGAGTTGACAATTACAATATCTAAAGAAAGATATGATGATTATATTGCAACCTTTCTTTCTGGAGAAAGTGAAGATGAAATTATTCTTGCATCTAGACCTAGAGAAGGTGATCTAGTATATTTTCCATTAGGTCAAAGATTATTTGAAGTTAAATTTGTAGAACATGAGGATCCTTTTTATCAGTTAGGAAAAAACTACGTATATCAACTTAAATGCGAACTCTTTGAATATGAAGATGAAGTTATTAGCACTTCAGTTGAGGAAATTGACACTCAAATTAAAGAAGAAGGATATATTACTACATTACAAGTGCTCGGTATAGGTGAAACTGCTTCCGCATCGGCAGTTATTAATATTGGTTATGTTAGACAAATATTTTTAAATAATGATGGAAGTGGATATACAACAACACCTATTGTCCAATTTGATGATTCGCCAGTTTCTGGAGGAACTGCAACAGCTGTTGCTATAACAACTTCTATTTCAGGTATTAGATCTGTAAAAGAATTAGTTTTAACTAATGCTGGATTTGGATATACAACTACTCCATCAATAAGCATTTACGGTAGTGATGGAGTAGGTGCTGCAGCTACTTGCCTAATAGAAACACAAGAAAAGGGTGTTGTTTCATTTGCTGTTGATAATCCTGGATCCGGATATCCAGTTTCACCAACAGTATCCATATCCATACCTTCATCAGGTGCCGTAGCAACCGCTACAACAGGCATTGGAGGCACAGTCACCGCCATAACCATCTCTAATCCTGGAATAGAGTATACAAGCGCACCTACAGTGATATTATCAACACCAGCATCTGGTATAAACACTGCCATAGTAACTTCTACTATTGGTGTTGGAGGAACAGTGACAGCACTAACAATTATAGATCCTGGAAGTGGTTATGAAAGTAACCCTACAGTCACTATCGACAATAGTGATTCGATTAAGAGCACAGAAACTGCTTCAGCGAGAGCAGAAGTTTCTGAAGGAAATATTGTTACAGGTATAAGAATTATTAATACTGGAATTGGATATACTATTGCTCCAACAATAACAATTGCAGATCCCCCAACAATATCTGGAGTTGGAGCATATGAATTTAATGAGTTAATTACTGGGTCTAGTTCGGGAACAACTGCAAGAGTTAAAAATTGGGACGCTGATACGAAAACTCTTAAAATTTCTTATGTTGATGGTGTCTTCACAAATGGAGAAATAATAGTTGGTGCTGCATCCTCTGCAACTTTTGCAGTTGATTTCCATACTAATGATGATGTATATGATAAATATACCGACAATACTTCTATCGAACTAGAAGCAGATCTTATAGTTGATTTTACAGAATCGAATCCCTTTGGTAATTATTAATGCTAGGTACTTATTTTTATCACGAAATAGTTAGAAAAACAGTTGTTTCTTTTGGAACTCTGTTTAATCAAATTTACGTGAAACATGATGATTCAAACGGAAATATTGAAAGTGAGATTAAAGTACCACTAGCATATGGTCCTGCACAAAAGTTTTTAGCAAGATTAGAACAGCAGCAGGATCTTAACAGATCAGTTCAGATTACTTTACCTAGGATGTCATTTGAGATGAATAGCATCTCATACGATGCTACAAGGAAAGTATCTGTAACTCAAACATTTAAAGCAGTTGATAATAATACTAAAGTTAAAAAAGTTTATATGCCAGTGCCATATAATCTTGGATTTGAACTGAATATTATGACAAAACTAAATGATGATGCTTTACAAATTGTTGAACAAATTCTTCCATATTTTCAACCGTCATTCAATATTACAGTAGAACTAATAGATTCTATTGGAGAAAAGAGGGATATTCCAGTTGTTCTTGATAGTATATCCTTCCAAGATGATTATGAGGGAGATTTCTCTACTCGTAGAGCATTAATTTATACATTACAATTTACAGCAAAAACATATCTGTTTGGTCCTATTGCAGATAGCACCGATGGAATTATCCGCAAAGTTCAGGTTGATTACTATAGTGATAGTAATCCCAGGACTGCTAAGAGAGAAGTTAGATATACTGCAACTCCTACAGCAAGAAAAGATTATGATAATGATACTGGAGCATTGTTGGCAGAAAATGTAACTACTACAGAATCTATTATTACCTTAAATGATACATCAACTTTTGAAGTTAATGATAGAGTTATTGTTGGTACTGAAATTATGAAGATTAAATCTAAGACAAGTAATTCAATGACTGTTGAAAGGGCATTTAGTTCTACTATTGCTACGGAACATGTTAAAGGAGCGAAACTTAATGTCCTCAGCACTGCTGATGATGCACTCATAATTCCTGGAGATGATTTTGGATTTAGTGAATCAACGGATTTCTTTGAGACTGGAGCAGATTTTAGTCCAACCAGAAAACTTGATATTTAATTTATGACTGATAAATTTGATTCTATCGATGATGCTCTCAATACAAAATGTGAGATTGTCGAAGCAGAAGGACAACCTACAGAATTAAAAATTCCAGATAAAACAAATCAGGATTTAACAAAAGATTATGAATATACTCGTGCAAATTTGTATTCTTTGATTGAAAAAGGTCAGGAAGCGATCAATGGAATTATGGAACTTGCTGGTGAAGGTGGAAGCCCAAGAGCATATGAAGTTGCTGGTCAACTTATTAAAAGTGTTGCTGATACTACCGATAAATTAGTAGATCTTCAAAAGAAAGTGAAAGATTTAGAGGATGACTCTTCGGTGAATACAACAAATAATGTTACTAATAATGCATTATTTGTTGGATCAACTTCCGATTTGCAAAAATTACTAAAGCAAGGTTTTCTAAATAATAGTAATTCAGACTCTGACAGTAATGAGTAAGTGTAAGCAGGGTTATTATTACTGCTATCAAGATAAAAAATGTAAAAAAATTCCCACAGGTTACCGTGTAGGAATGGGTGGATGGCTTCGTCGTGAAAAAGATGAGGAATCTGACGAAAATAAAAATACTAACGGAAATGGTAACGATGGTAATGGCAATACTAATGGAAATGGTAATGGTGGAGATGGTGGTGGCGGTATGAGTGAAGAGAAGAAAGATCACGAATATTCTATGGCTCGTTCTCAACTTAAAACTATAAAGAACGCTGCTTCTCGTCTTGAGAAAAAAATGGGCAAGAAAGGTGAAGGTGAACTCAAGGCATGGGTTCAATCAAAAATTACCAAGGCAGCAGATTATATTGACACTGCAGCAGATTATGTAACTAATGAAGAAACCATCACGGAAAAAAGAGATGGTAAGTCAGCAAAGGATAAAGGATATTCCCTTCGTGATTGGTTTAAAGGTGGTGGTTGGAAACAAGCTGGTGGTAAATATGATGGAAAACCTTGTGCTAAACAACCAGGTCAAACAACTAAACCATATTGCCGTGATGCAGATGATCGTTCTGCAATGAGTAAAGATGAAAGAGATAAAAGAGCTGCTAAAAAGCGCAAAGAAGATCCAAATCCCGATAGAAAAGGAGCAGCAAAAATCGTGACTCAAAAAAATTCATTTGAACCAGAAGGTAACCTTGTAGATGAGGGTAAGAAAGATGCTTGTTATCATAAGGTAAAGTCACGTTATTCTGTATGGCCTTCTGCTTATGCATCAGGTGCGTTAGTTAAGTGTCGTAAAAAGGGTGCTGCTAACTGGGGCAATTCCACCAAGAAAGAAGGATATGATTACTCCAACTGGAGAGATGATTTCAAAGCACTTCAGATAGATTCATTTGATATTATCAAAACAACACCACTTCAGGCAACAGATGGTATTGGAAGTCGATTGCTTGGTGAGGCGAAGAAGTGTTGGAAGGGTTACAAAAAAGCAGGAACTCAGAAACTTTTTGGTAAAACTTATAATCGCTGTGTAAAAGCAGGGTATGAAGGTGATAAAACTCTCAGTCAGTTTATGGAAGATTGGCAAAAATCAAACCGTAAAGACGGTGTTGATGGTATGAGTCAAAAATCAGTTAATGCATATAAGCGCGAAAATCCAGGTTCAAAGTTGCAAACTGCTGTTACAACAAAACCATCTAAATTGAAGAAGGGAAGTAAGTCCGCAAAGAGACGTTCATCATATTGTTCTCGTTCCAAAGGTCAGAAAGATATGCATAACATTGACTGCACTAAGACACCGGATAAGAAAATCTGTAAAGCACGAAAACGCTGGAATTGTTGAGGTTAGTGTATGAGTGAAATTTATCTTGGTAATCCTAACCTAAAAAAAGCAAATACTCAGATTGAGTGGACTGAAGACAAAATCGTCGAGTTCCTCAAATGTAAAAGTGACCCTGTTTATTTTGCAAGAAATTATATAAAAATAGTTTCACTTGATCATGGTCTTGTCCCTTTTGACATGTATCCATTTCAGGAAAAGTTAATTCAAAACTTCCATGATCAAAGATTTAATATATGTAAGATGCCTCGTCAAACTGGCAAGTCTACAACTTGTGTATCATATCTTTTACATTACGCTGTTTTTAACGACAATGTTAACGTCGCGATCTTAGCAAACAAAGCATCTACAGCAAGAGATTTACTTGGAAGATTACAACTTGCTTACGAAAACTTGCCTAGATGGATGCAACAAGGTATTATATCTTGGAATAAGGGTTCTCTCGAATTAGAAAATGGGTCCAAAATTTCAGCTAACTCTACTTCTTCATCTGCTGTCCGAGGTGGATCCTATAATGTCATCTTTCTTGATGAGTTCGCGTTCATCCCAAATCACATTGCTGATGACTTCTTTGCCTCTGTTTATCCTACTATTTCTTCTGGACAGAGCACAAAGGTAATTATTGTTTCTACTCCTAGAGGTATGAATCATTTCTACCGAATGTGGCACGATGCTGAAAAGGGTAAAAATGAATATATTCCAACGGATGTTCACTGGTCCGAAGTTCCTGGTAGAGATATAGTATGGAAAGAACAAACTATTGCTAACACTTCTGAGCAACAATTCAAAGTTGAATTTGAATGTGAATTTCTTGGATCTGTTAATACTCTTATTAATCCTGCAAAGTTAAGGAATTTAGTTTACGATGAACCAATTCAAAGAAATGCTGGTTTAGACATTTATGAAGATCCTCAAGAATCACACAACTATCTTACTACTGTCGATGTTGCTCGCGGGATGGGGAACGATTATTCTGCATTTATTGTATTTGATATCACAGAGTTCCCATATAGGGTAGTAGCAAAGTATAGGAATAATGAAATTAAACCAATGTTGTTTCCTAGTGTTATTGATGAAGTCACGAGAGCATATAATAATTCATTTGTTTTAGTAGAAGTTAATGATATTGGTGATCAAGTAGCAAGTATTTTACATTTTGATTTAGAAAATGAAAATCTTCTCATGTGTTCTATGAGAGGACGTGCTGGTCAAATTGTTGGATCTGGATTTAGTGGTAAAAAATCTCAACTTGGTGTGCGAACAACGGCAGCAGTTAAAAAATTAGGATGTTCAAATTTAAAAACTCTCCTAGAAGACGATAAGATATTAGTTTCGGATTATGAAATTATTTCAGAATTAACAACATTTACTCAAAAACATAATTCTTTTGAAGCAGAAGAAGGTTGTAATGATGACCTTGCAATGTGCCTTGTAATATTTTCTTGGTTAGTTGCTCAAGAGTATTTTAAGGAGATGACTGATAATGATATTCGTAAAAGATTATATGAAGAACAGAAAAATCAAATAGAGCAGGATATGGCACCGTTTGGATTTATTGCAGATGGGTTTGGTGAATCAACCTTTACTGACAGTGAAGGAGAAGTTTGGCATTCCGATGAGTACGGCGATCGTTCTTATATGTGGGATTATATGTAATGGACTTTTATGAAGAGTTCGAATTAGAGCATTTAATATTTAAACAAAGAAAGTGTAAATCATGTGAAATTATAAAAGATTTAATTGATGGATTTTACAAAACTAGAAAAGGTAGTGGACCATCAGCATATTCTTATGAATGTAAAGAATGTACTAAAATACGAGTTTTGAAAAGACGAAAAGAAAAATTACCCATCAATTATTGGACATATCCTGATTGGTAGATGTTCACTCACTGTTTCCCCGTTGAAAATACCCTTTTTAATAAATAATTTCAGATAATTTGGATACGGAGAACGTAAAGATGCCATTAAATTTAGCATCTCCTGGCATTGTTGTTAAGGAAGTTGATCTAACCGTTGGAAGGGTTGATCCGACTGCCGAAGGTATTGGCGCTATTGTTGGTCCTTTTGCGAAAGGAACAGTAAACGAGCCAGTGTTAATCAACAACGAGCAGGAGCTTTTAAACACTTTCGGAAATCCCTACGCAACTGATAATCATTATGAAACTTGGATGGTGGCATCTTCGTTCCTTGCTTATGGTGGTTCACTTAGGGTTGTAAGATCTGATGATACTTCACTCAAAAATGCATTTGCTGGTTCAGGATCAGCACCTAAAATTAAAAGTTATGAAGATTATGTGAACCTTGGATATGATGAAAATATCATTTCTGGCGTAACTGTTGCTGCAAGAAATCCAGGATCTTGGTCCAACGGAGTTAAAGTTGCAATCATTGATGCAAAGGCAGACCAAATCCTCAGCGGTTTTTCAGGACTTGATTCACTCGGCACTGGTGTTGCTGTCTCTGTTGGTATGGGTATCACCCAATCTGCAGTTGGTAAAACAAAAATTGGTGCAGGAACAACCGAAGCACTTGATGGTTATTTAAAAGGCATTATTACTGAAGCATCTGCAACACAAATTTCAGTTAAAGTTATTGAGCACGTTTCCGCCGCTGGAACAGCAACGCAAGTTGACTATCAACCATCCGGAACATATGCATTTGATAATGCTACGGTAATAGGTTTCCACACTGCTGGTCAAAGTGTTGCTTGGGCAACAGCAACAGGGACTACACAGCAAGATTGGTATGATAATCAATCTATAGAACTTACAAACACTTCAATTTCGTGGAATACTCTTGCAGAAAGACCCTCCACATCATCATATGCATCCGCTAAAGGTTCAAGATTTGATGAACTGCATCTAGTTGTTATTGATGATACAGGTGAAGTAACTGGTAATGCAGGAACTATTCTTGAGAAGCATACATCACTATCTAAAGCAAAAGATTCACAGTATTCTGCTGGTGCAACTTCATATTGGAGAAAGTATACTTCTGAAGTATCAGAATTTATCTTTGCTGGTGGAGCACCTGCAGGCATTGTGACTACTGGTTTTGCTAACGGAACATTTGGTCATTCCACTGATATAGCATGGGATCAAAATACCTTAAATATTGATTTTGGTGCTACTGGTAATACCACACTAACTCTTGGTGGTGGTTTAAATTATGACGGCACTGCAGACATCGATGCTGCTGGAGCATTGACAGCCGGAGTTGGTGATCTATCGATAGGATATGATCTTTTTGCAAATAATGACGAATTTGACGTCAACTTCATCCTTATGGGTGGCGGCGGTTATGAAAGAGCAGAAGCACAATCACTTGCAAGTAAAGTAATTGCTATTGCAGAAGTTAGAAAAGATGCGATTGCATTCATTTCTCCTTGTAGAAATGAACTTCTTACGATGTCTGGTAACGGATATACAGTTAAGAGTTCTGCTGATATAACAGATAATCTGATTAGTTTTTATTCATCTGTTCCTTCATCATCGTATGGCGTACTCGATAGTGGGTATAAGTACATGTATGACAGATTCTCGGATACATTCCGTTATATTCCTTTAAATGGTGATATTGCGGGAATTTGTGCCAGAAATGATACCTTAAGTTTCCCATGGTATTCACCTGCAGGAACTGCTAGAGGTGGTATCTTGAGTGCAGTCAAACTTGCATACAATCCATCTCAAAATCAAAGAGATAGACTTTATTCTGCAAGAATTAATCCTGTAATCTTCACACCTGGTGGTGGAATTACACTCTTTGGTGATAAAACCGCACTTAACAAATCATCGGCATTTGATAGAATCAATGTTCGTAGATTGTTTATCTTCCTAGAACAAGCAATTAAAGGTGCTGGAAGAGACGTTATGTTTGAGTTTAATGACGCCTTAACAAGAAGTTCATTTGTAAATGCTGTTGAACCATTCCTCAGAGATGTTCAAGCAAAGCGTGGTATTCAGGACTTCAGATTAATTTGTGATGAGACCAACAATACTGCAGCAGTAGTTGATTCCAACGAATTTGTTGCTGACATCTTCATTAAACCATCTAGATCTATTAACTTTATCGGACTAACATTCGTAGCTACCAGATCTGGAGTATCATTCTCAGAAGTGGTTGGAAACGCTTGATTTATTTTTTTTAACGCATAAAATTACTAACGAGGATCAAAACCAATGGCACTAAGAAACATTTCACAATTCAAATCTCAATTAACGGGTGGTGGCGTTCGCCCCAACCTGTTTGAGGTTGATATAAATTTCCCAGCGGCAGTGGGAAGCACATTTGAGTTTATGAGTAATGCGGATACACCCTCAGCAGAGGATGTATCTATAAGCAGTGACGGACTTGCAGATAGGTTCCCATTTATGATAAAAGCAGCAAATTTACCAGCATCAAATATCACTCCCGTTGAAGTTCCTTTCCGTGGAAGGATTCTCAAGGTTGCTGGTGAAAGAACCTTTGATACCTGGACTGTTACTGTTCTTAATGATGCTGATTTCCAAATCAGAACTGCGATGGAACAGTGGATGAATGGTATTAGTAGACTTTCAAATGGATCTGGTGAAGTAAATCCATCTGATTATACCGCAAATGCGGATGTTACTCAGTTAGATAGAAATGGCAATCCTCTCAGAAAATATAATTTTGTTGGGTTATTTCCAACAAATGTTTCTGAAATTGCACTTTCAATGGATACTACAGATACTATTGAAGAATTTACAGTTGAATTCCAAGTCTTATATTGGAATATTGCTACAGGATCCGATTCTTCAGCGTATCCGTCACTGACTTAATAAATAATTAAAATAACACAGTAAAATTATAAAATGACGAAACTCTTTGGATTTTCTATTGAGCCTAGTGAGCCGAAATCAAAATCTACATTGTCCCCCGTTCCCCCTAATAATGGGGACGGGGTTGATAATTTTATAGCAAGTGGATTTTATGGATCATATGTTGATATTGAAGGTGCATATAGAAACGAAAACGAATTAATAAAAAGATATCGCGAAATGGCAATTCACCCAGAGGTGGATAATGCTATTGAAGATGTTGTTAATGAAGCAATTGTTAGTGATCTATATGATTCACCAGTAGAAATTGAATTGTCTAATGTAAATGCAAGTGATAAATTAAAAGATTTAATTAGAAATGAATTTAGGTATATTAAAGAACTTTTAGATTTTGATAAAAAATCTCACGAAATTTTTAGAAATTGGTATGTTGATGGAAAGTTATATTATCATAAAGTAATTGATCTTAAAAAACCAGAATCTGGTATTAAGGAATTGAGATATATTGATCCAACAAAGATCAAATTTATTCGTCAAGAAAAGAAAGTAAATAAAGGTGTACAAGGAATTGATCTTTCTAGGACAACAGAAACAAGTAAAGTATTGTATCCAGATATTGAAGAATATTATGTATACTCACCAAAACCAAATTATCCGATTGGATTAGTATCGGGTGCTAATGGTCAAAAGGGTGTCAAAATGGCAAAAGATACCATTACTTATGTTACCTCGGGTCTTGTAGACAGAAATAAAGGTTCAATTCTTTCATATCTCCACAAAGCAATTAAGGCACTTAATCAACTTAGAATGATTGAGGATTCTTTGGTCATCTATAGATTATCAAGAGCACCAGAACGTCGTATTTTTTATATTGATGTTGGTAATCTTCCTAAAGTAAAGGCAGAACAATATCTTCGTGATGTTATGAATCGTTATCGTAATAAGCAAGTTTACGATGCCAATACTGGCGAAATTCGTGATGATCGTAAGCATATGAGTATGATGGAAGACTTCTGGCTTCCTAGAAGAGAAGGTGGTAGAGGAACTGAAATCACAACTCTTCCTGGTGGACAGAACTTAGGAGAACTTGCTGATATTGAGTATTTCCAAAAGAAACTTTATAGAGCACTTGGAGTTCCAGAATCTAGAATTGCTTCTGATGGTGGATTCAATCTTGGTCGTTCTTCAGAAATTCTTAGAGACGAATTAAAATTTACTAAATTTGTTGGTAGATTGAGAAAAAGATTCGCAAATATATTCAGCGATATGCTGAAGACTCAACTAATATTAAAAAATATTATTACACCTGAAGATTGGGAAAAGATTTCAGATCATATTCAATATGACTTTGTATATGATAATCAATTCGCAGAACTCAAAGATAGTGAATTGATGAATGAACGTTTAGGAACGTTGGCATCAATTGAACCGTATATTGGCAAATATTATTCTGTTGATTATGTTCGACGTAAAATTTTACGCCAAACTGATACAGAAATTAAGGAAATTGATATTCAAATTGAAAAAGAAATTGAAGAAGGAATTATTCCAGACCCCAATTCTATTGATCCTATAACAGGAGAACCATTACCTGATGCTGGTGGTAACGAATTACTTGGAGATGTTCCAATTGAGGCAGATTTAGAGGTTGATGCTGATATTACTGATGCCAACCTTCAGAAAGATACTAAATCGGCAGAGATATAAATAAAAAATATACCTATACAATTAATTACATGGAAGATGTTATCGATTTGATCGCTACTGATGCTTCTGCATCAGATATTAGCGACAAAATAAAGGATGCTTTGTTTAATAAAGCATCTAGTAATGTTGAAAATGAAAGATCTTCAGTTGCACATTCTATATTTAATATTGAAGATGAGACTAAATCAGAAGAGGATTCTGAGTAATGGCATATATTCGCCACGATGAAGATAATAACGAAGTTGATCCTCAACCAGGAAAAACTTCGGTCACACAATTTAGTGGTGATGAAGGGTGGACAAGTGTTGAATATGAAAATTTCAATGCAGACTATCAAGCCCGTAATGTAGATAACACTACAAGAACTCCTGGAACATATCAACGTCATGATGAAAATAATAGTGCAGTGACTCCTGGAACATATCAACGTCATGATGAAAACAATAATCCAGTAACAGGATAATAGAAAACAATGAAACTTATCACAGAAGAAATTTCAAAGGTAGAATTTATTACCGAAAAGGTTGGTAAATGTAAGAAATGTTTTATTGAAGGTGTATTCCTTCAAGGTGGCATTCAAAACCGTAACGGTAGAATGTATCCTACCGAAACTCTTGCTCGTGAAGTTGGAAGGTATAATGAAAACTTTACTCAAAAGGGTCGTGCTTTAGGAGAACTTGGTCATCCTGATGGTCCTACTGTCAACCTAGATCGCGTATCACATAAAATTATATCTCTTCGTCAAGAAGGAAATAATTTTATAGGTAAAGCACAACTTCTAGAAACACCAATGGGTAAAATTGCCCAAGCATTAATTAGCGATGGTGTTTGTCTTGGAGTTTCTTCTCGTGGTGTTGGTTCAATTAAAGAAGATCATACTGGTTGTAAAGTTGTAGGTGAAGATTTCATGTTGGCAACTGCCGCTGATATCGTTGCCGATCCTTCTGCACCCGATGCTTTTGTATCAGGAATCATGGAAGGAAAAGAGTGGATTTGGGAAGGAGGAATCCTTCGCGAACAACTTGCAGAAGTAACTCAGAAGAAAATTAATGCTCTTGTAGAGCAAAAAACACTTGAGGAACACAAATTACAGTTGTTCCAAGATTTCTTAGCAAATCTCTAATACTATAAATAATAAAGATTAATACTTAATCGAAGTTCACATGTCCGTTGGTAGCAATTTACAAGAAATGGAAAACGCAGTAACCAAAGGGGCTGCTGCTGCTGAGCCAATGCAAAAGTTAACCACAGGTATACCTGATGGTCAACCAAGCGTTGTAGATCTTGGCGGTCCTACCCCCGAAAACTATCGTCCCGACGACGATTCAGCAAAACTTAACACATCTAGCCCTAGTCTTGCACAGGTAAAGAATGTTGTTAATAAGGGCGCAAAACCCGCAGACGCAATGCCTGCAGGAATGAAAGAGGAGTCCGAAGAAGTCGAAGAAAATCAAGAGATCGTTTCTGAAGCAGAGACCACAGATGAAGAAGTAGTTTCTGAAGAAGAGACTACCGAAGAAGAAGTGGTTGCTGAAGCTACCGACGAAACTGAGGAAGAAATTAAAGAAGACACTGTTGAAGCAGAATTTAGCGTCGAAGAAGATGTTAAAGCACTGTTAGATGGTGAAGATCTTTCCGAAGAATTTCAAGACAAAGCACGTACAATCTTTGAAACCGCAATCAAACTTAAGGTTGAGGAAGTAAAAGAGCAAATTCAGGTCAAATACCAAGAGCAACTCATTGAGGAAGTTGCTGCAGTTAAGACTGAACTTACAGAACGTGTAGATTCGTATCTTGAGTACGTTGCTCAAGAATGGTTGGAAGAAAACAAACTTGCAATCGAGCACGGTCTCAAGACCGAAATGACCGAATCATTCCTCAATGGAATGAAGAGTCTTTTTGAAGAACATTATGTATCTATCCCTGAAGAAAAATATGATGTAATCGAAAGCATGGTAGATAAACTAGATGAAATGGAGTCTAAACTCAACGAGCAGATCGAGAAGAACATCGGTTTGAATCGTAGATTAGCAGAATCCTCCGCTGATGTAATTTTTGCAGAAGTTGCTGAAGGACTTGCAGTCACTCAGAAAGAGAAGCTTGCTTCCCTTGCTGAAAATGTTGAGTTTGATAGTGAAGAGACCTATCGTGAGAAACTAGTTACTCTAAGAAATTCATATTTCTCAGAATCCGCAACTAGTTCTCAAAGAGAAGCTGCTGAAACGGTTGTAGAATCGTCTCAAGAGCAGACTACTACCGCTGCACCTGAAGTTGGTTCCATTATGGAAGCATACCTTCAAACACTCAGCAGAGTCGCTAAAAATTGACTTTTAAATGATAATTAAATCAAACTAAACTTTTTAAAGAGGTAAATTCAAATGCAAATGTTCAATTCTGAACAACTGCAGGAGAAGTGGGCACCAGTACTTGACTATGATGGAATGGATCCTATTAAGGATTCTCATCGTAGAGCTGTTACCGCTATCCTGTTAGAGAACCAAGAAAGAGAGACCCGCGAAGAGCAGTCATTCCTTTCTGAGTCACCCGTAAACTCAACTGGTTCTTCTGGAGCAACTGCAGGTTTCTCCGCTGGCGCATCAGGCGCTACCCAAGGTTTTGATCCCGTATTGATCAGCCTTATCCGCCGTTCTATGCCTAACTTGGTCGCATATGACCTTGCAGGCGTTCAACCAATGAACGGTCCTACTGGACTCATCTTTGCGATGCGTTCACGTTACAAGAATCAAACTGGTTCCGAAGCATTCTTCGACGAAGTAGATTCTGCATTCTCTGGATCCGATTCTTCTGCTACAGAAGCAGAGCAAGGTTCAGGTTATGTTTCTGGTTCTGATGGTTCTTCCGTTGGTTTCGGTACAACCGCACAGTCTGGTACTAATCCAGGTCTTCTTAGCCCAGATGCTAACTCTACTCAACTCGCTTATAGAGTTGGTCAGGGTATGGATACTGAGGACGCTGAAGGACTTGGCGAAGGCAGCAACCACTTCAACCAGATGGCTTTCTCGATTGAGAAGGTCACCGTAACCGCTAAGTCCAGAGCACTGAAGGCAGAATACAGCCTTGAGCTTGCACAGGATCTTCGCGCTATCCACGGTCTGAACGCTGAAGCAGAACTTGCAAACATTCTCTCTACTGAGATTCTTGCAGAGATCAACCGCGAAGTTATCAGAACGATCTATAAGGCAGCAGAATCTGGCGCACAAGCAAACGTTGCTAACGCTGGTAAGTTTGACCTTGACGTTGATTCCAACGGACGTTGGAGTGTTGAGAAGTTCAAAGGACTTATTTTCCAAATCGAGCGCGATGCCAACGCAATCGCACAAAGAACTCGTAGAGGGAAAGGCAACATGATTCTGTGTTCCGCAGACGTTGCTTCCGCACTGACCATGGCTGGTGTGCTTGATTACACCCCCGCACTCAACGCTAACCTTAACGTTGATGACACTGGTAATACCTTCGCCGGTATTCTGCAAGGTAAGTATAAGGTCTATATCGATCCTTATTCTGCAAACGTTGCTGCTAACCAGTACTACGTTGTCGGTTATAAGGGTTCTTCACCTTATGACGCAGGTCTGTTCTACTGCCCATACGTTCCCCTTCAGATGGTTCGTGCAGTTGGAGAGAACACCTTCCAGCCCAAGATTGGCTTCAAGACCCGTTACGGTTTGGTTGCTAATCCCTTCGCAGAAGGAACCACAGCAGGTCAAGGTCGCCTCAAGGTTAACTCTAACCGTTACTACAGAAGAGTCCAGGTTCAGAACCTTATGTGATCCATTGGATTACAACTCTTTTTCAGGGGATCCTTCGGGATCCCTTTTTTTGTCTAAATATTTAAAAACTAAAAAAAATGGCGAATTATCACATTAAAAAATCAAGTGCATTAATGCCATCTAACGAAGTTTATCATGTTGATGGTGATCAATGGTCTGATGATTATTCGGAAAGAAAGATCTATACATCAAAAGCAAGTGCGGATGATATGCTTCCAAATCCAGATGGAACTAATGGTGGTTTTAAGAATGCTACCGTTATCAAAGAATAAATAGAACATACCTAAGAGCGAAAAATGAAACCAACTCCTAGAGAAGCAAAAAAAATTCATGAGCACTACGAAAAAGTAGTTGCACATCTTATTGAAGAAAATTATGCATCAGATAAAGATAGTGCTAATAAAATTATTAGTGGTATGAGTGATGAATGGTATAGTATCATTACTGATGCTTGATAATGGCAAGTTTTTATGATAGTCAAATCCAAAATAGGAATTATTTGTCTCCTATTGGATTTAAATTTACTTTATCAACTAAAGAAAAAGTTGATTTCTTTTCAAATTCTGCAAATGTTCCAAGTATTTCACTTGGAACTGCCCTTCAAGGAACTACATTTAGAATTTTAGATATTCCTGGAGATGAAGTTTCTTATGAAGATTTTACCATCAATTTTTTAGTTGATGAAAATCTATCCAACTATATGATACTCCATAATTGGATTATTGGTTTGGGTGTGCCAGAAAATTATAATCAATATACAAATTTGATAACAGATTCAAATACTGGTAAATTAGATGAAAAACTTCGCTTTTGTGATGGATCTCTGCATATCTTAAATAGTAGTTACAAAAACATTGCTATAGTCAAATTTCAAGATTTGTTTCCAGTATCTTTGTCTTCTTTAGAATTCAATGCAACTGATAATGATGTAAACTACTTTACAGCACAGGCATCATTCAAGTATACTGTATATAATATCTTAGATCCTAAAGGCGAACCTCTATGAACCTTGAAAAAATTCAGGAAATGTGGCAGAAAGATTCTGTTATAGATCCTGATAATCTACATAATGAGTCATTAAAAATTCCACAATTACATTCAAAGTATTATACGGTATATAATACAACCACACTCCTTCGCGAAAAAGCAAAGGATAGTTTTAATCGTGTTAAATTGGAGAGGTATAACTACTATACAGGTAAAGCACCAGCAGAAGTATATGTCGAAGAACCTTTTCCATATAAAGTTAGAGAAAAGGATGCCATCCAGAGATATCTAGAGGCAGATGAAAAATTAAATATAATAGATCTTAAAATTAGATATTATGATGTAATGCTTAAGTTTCTTGAAGAAATTATTAAAACAATTTCCAATAGAACTTTTCAAATTAAGAATGCTATTGATTGGAATAAATTTCAAGCAGGTTTCAATTAATGGGCAGTTTTTACGAAGACGAACACGAAGATCATGAATGGTTGCAGGGTAGTGAAGAACCCGACTATATGATTGGTCTTAGTATAGAAGATATTTACTTAATGTATGAGTGCGTAAAAAAAAGATTAGAGACTTGGGAAGGTTATCCACAAAGACCTGCAGAAGAACAAGAGCAATTGTGGTCTTTGAGAGACAATCTTTACAGAATGATACTAGACTATAAGTTTCGAGAGATGTAATAAATACATTTAAGTGAAACTTTTGTCTTATGTCTCATTTGATTATATCAAAAAAGAATGAAGTATATTTAAAGGTTGAAGCAGAACCTCATGTTTATTATGAATTAGCAGATCAATTTACATTTGAAGTACCTGGTGCAAAATTTATGCCCCAGTATCGTAATAAGTATTGGGATGGAAAAATTAGGTTATTCAATACCCAAACTGGAGAAGTATATGTTGGGTTATTGGATAGAGTTACAAAATTTTGTGATGATCACAGATATACATATGAATTTGTAGATAGTAAATATTATGGTCTTCCTTTTGAATCTAATTCAAACATCTGCAAGGAAGGTGTTAAAGATTACATATCATCTGTTAGTAAATATCCACCTAGAGATTATCAGGTCGAAGGCGTATACGATGCCTTAAAGCATAATAGAAAGTTGTTGATATCCCCAACTGCTTCTGGAAAGTCTCTGATGATATATTCGATTGTGAGATATCACGTTGAGCGCGGACGAAATACTCTGATAGTTGTTCCGACGACTTCGCTAGTAGAACAGATGTATAAAGATTTTGCAGACTATGGTTGGGATGTAGGTTCATATTGCCACAAGATATATGCTGGTAGAGAAAGAGAAACAGATTCTCAGGTTATTATTACTACCTGGCAGTCCATCTACAAACTCCCCCGAAAATATTTTGAACGATTTAACGTAGTTGTTGGGGATGAGGCACACCAGTTCAAAAGTAAGTCATTAATATCTATAATGTCAAAACTTGGTGATGCAAAATATCGTTATGGTTTTACAGGTACACTTGATGGAACTCAAACACACAAGTGGGTTTTGGAAGGTTTATTCGGTCCATCATACAAAATTATTCGAACTGAAGAGTTAATGGAAAAGGGGCATGTTGCCAAACTAGATATCAATGTTCTTCTATTGAAACATCCAGCACATAAATTTGAAAACTTTGAAGAAGAAGTTCAATATATTATCAATCACGAAAAAAGAAATAAATTTATCAGAAATCTTGCTTTAGATCTTAAAGGAAATACTCTTATTCTTTTTGCTAGAGTTGAGGGGCATGGTGAACCTTTATATCATATGATAAATAATAATACTGTTGACTCAAGGCATGTATTTTTTGTCCATGGCGGAGTAGATACAAAAGATAGAGAAAAAGTAAGGGAGATTACTGAACAGGAAAATAATGCAATTATTGTTGCTTCATATGGAACATTCAGCACAGGAATCAACATTAAGAACTTGCACAATGTAATTTTTGCTTCTCCATCTAAATCTAGGATACGAAATTTACAATCTATTGGTCGGGTTCTCAGAAAAGGTAGTAACAAAACAAAGGCAACTTTATATGATATTGCCGACGATATAACATATAATTCTAGAAAAAACTATACACTCAATCACTTAATAGAAAGAATTAAAGTTTATAGTGAAGAAAACTTTAACTATGAAATTGTAAACATACCGCTTAAAAACTAATATGGAAGAAGAGTTTTACGCAATCATAAAACTTATTTCAGGCGAAGAAATATTTTCATTAGTATCTATTGAGAAAAGTGATGATAATTCAGTTGTCATAATGCAAAATCCAGTAGTAATGAAAACTTTTAACAGTCATGGTAATTCTTTAATAAAAATTAAACCATGGATAGAACTCTCTACTGAAGATATTTTTGTAATTAGATATGACAGAATTATCACTATGACTGAGACTAAAGATGAAAAAGTTATTGAAATTTACAATAGATACTTAAGTAGTGAAGATGGTGAGATAAGTTCTCTATTGAAAAGTCCATCAAGTAAAGTCAATATTTCAGAAAAGATGGGATATCTCAATTCTGTTGAAGATGCAAGAGAACAGTTGGAGAATATTTTTAAAATACCACCTGCTGATCCAGATCTAAAAGACTTAAAGTAGCTATAGACATAGCTGTCTCTTCAAACCTAACAAAGGTATTCTACTCATGATTCATCATGTTGTCAAGTCCTAATAGTATGTTATAATTACTATAACTTATATTTTAAAAATACAATGCCATGCCTAAGAAAAAGACAGAACATTACGTTAATAACAAAGAGTTACTTGAAGCTTTAATTGTATACAGGTCAAAAGTAGAAAAAGATTTTTTTGAAAGAAATGGAAGAACTCCTTTAAAGCAAGATAGATCAAAACATTGGGATGGGAAACCACCAATTACGAACTATCTTGGAGAGTGTTTTCTTAAGATTGCAACACATTTATCCTACAAACCTAATTTTGTCAACTACATGTTTCGTGAGGACATGATTTCTGATGGCATTGAAAATTGTGTTCAATATATTCATAATTTTGATCCAGAAAAATCTAAGAATCCATTTGCTTACTTTACACAGATAATTCATTACGCTTTTTTGCGTCGTATTCAGAAAGAAAAGAAACAACTTGATATTAAAACTAAAATTATTGAGCGAACTGGATTTGATGAAGTTATGATGGTTGACGATAGCTTGCTTTCTGGT